GTCATCTACTGCAACATCTAATCTGTTACCGTCTTTTGTTAAAGCATCCCCAGCATTAATTTGACCTGCACCTGAAAATTGAGATACATCTAAATTAGTTGTTCCAAAAGTAGGAGCACCTGTATGTGTAAATGTATAACCATTGTTAGCATTTAAAACACCTTCTTCAACAAATACGAAAGCACCACCTGATAATTCAGCAGGTTGATCTTCTGGAGTTGATCTTGTTAATGTAAAAGGATTTGAAACATCACCTGTAGCAGTTACAGTATAGATACCGTTTTCTGTACGAGTTGTTTGATCTTTAACTAAAATTCTGTCGTTTAAGTTTCCTGCCGTACTATCTACTACTAAAGCGCCGTTTGATGTACCAATTAAAGTTGCACCAACACCAGCAGTACCATTTGAATAAGTTGCTGATAAGTCTGCCGTAGTTCCAAGTTTACAAGATGGTTTAGTATCTAAACCTTGAGCAACTTGGTCAACATACATTTTGTTTGCAAGTGAATTGTCTGTAAATCCTGCTCTATCTTCATAACCTGATGGTACAACTACTGTACCAGTACCGTGAGGTGTTAAATCAATATCTTTATTACTTGATGTTGTAGTAATTGTTTGACCGTTAATTGTAATATCATCTACAACTAAAGAAGTTAATCCTGCAAGATCAGTTTGAGTAGCACCTAAAGTTAATGTAGATGAACCTAATACTGTTTGAGGATTTGCTAAGTTAGCGTTTGTAATTCCAGCAGAACCATCCAAGTTAGCATTTGTTAATGCTGTAGCAGTAACAGTTACAGTATTGTCTGTAACAGTTTGTGTCATACCACCTGTACCTGCGAAAGTTAATGTTTCTGAAGTATTGTATTGATCTGTACCTGTGTCACCTGCTAAATTTATAAATTGATTAACAGTTACGAAATCTAAATTTCCTGTTCCGTCAGTTTTTAAGAACTGGCCAGCAGTACCGTCGCCGTCAGGTAAAACAAAAGTTTTACTACCTGTTACTGCGTTAGGAGCTCTTAAACCAATAAAGTTTGTACCGTTATTAGTACCTTCGTTAAATCTTATTTCGCCACCATTTGTAAGTGAGTTACCTACATTAAGTGTGTCTATTGCTAAGTTACTATCGGCAATGATCGCTGAACTTCCTGTTAGAGTACCATTCACGTGGTCTAACATATCTGTAAAGTATTGACCTCCGATTATTGATATATTATTTGCGTCACCGTTTCCATCAACGCCACCTTCACCTATAAAGATTCTATCTCCTAAGTTATTCTGAGCGCCTGTTCCATAAGTATATGCTAATTCACCAAGTTTTAGTGTTGCCGGAGCGACTGTTGCCGGACTTCTTTTTATCTGTATTACTGTTGCCATATTGGTTCCTAAAATGTTCCGCCGTTAAATGTTAAAGTTCCAGTAGTAGTAACAATTTCGTTTCTTGTTACGAACTTACCATCGCTGGCTCTGTATTGCAATAATGCACCATCATCTAAAGAAGTAACATCAACATCACCTAATAATTTTAATGAAAGAGAACTGTTTTGAAGTGAAGTACCTGAAGGCAGGGTTACTGAAACTTTTTTGGGTCCGCTTCCAGTAGAAGCATTAATCCTTGCTGTAATACTTGCCATAAACCTCTCTCTTTGTTATATTTATAATACTTTTATTATGTAGTTACATTCGGTCTTACAGTAATTAGACCCTCAATTACTCTAGTTACTGTACCAGTAGAGGTTTGTGTAATCTCTACATCATAGACATATCTTTCAGCGTCTAAAGCTGCCGTTTGAGTTGCCGTCATTTCTAAAGCAACTACTCCCGAAGCAGCGTCTGTGGCAATTACTGAAGTCATAGATGTTCTTGTTCTTGTTGACGCATAACCTTTTGCCATTTTGGCTTGTGTCGTATAACCAGTTAGGTCAAATGCGTTGCCGTTTGCGTCTTTTACAGTTACATCTGAACTGAAATTAGCACCTTGATCTATTATTAAATTAGCTATTGCTGCCATTGTCTTCTATGTCTTTTATTGGTTGAATTTTCTCTTTTTCCATTAATTCCAAAATTTTCTTATTGTAATATTCTGTCAAAACTTGAATTTTTTCCAACTCAACTTGATGTCTTACTTTTGACGCCTCAATCTCTTGTCTAGCAACGATCTTATTTCGTAATTCTATGCTAAAAGATGACTCGTCATATGTCTTTCCGTCTATTGTTAAAGCCATTATATACTCCTTTGTTATAATATATAGGTATATTTATAAGTGATTTTTAATGTGTTGAATATCATCTTTGAATGTAATTTGAAGACTATAATGCCAATCTGGTGTCTGATTAAAAC